CCTTTAGTCTCAATGTAGTCACCCGTCTTCTTGTCCACAAAGTCTGGCTTGTACTTCCTGTGCATCACGTATGGTACATCATATGGCTCGTACAGATAGCGTTTCTTAGGCGCTGACTGTGCAAAGCGTTTCTCTAGTCCAGACCTGTAGATGCTCTGCTTACGTGATCTCTTGGACTTTAGGCTCATTGACTACCTCCGTTAAATATCTTGGGCCAGTAGAATACAGGAATGTACGTAGCTTAGGGTAGCAAGCATGTTTGAAGTGACAGTAAGAGCAACCCATAGCCAGCTTCTTGTTACCAGACTTGCCGTCAGGCACTGTGTCATGGCACAGGGGTGGTGGTTCCTTCTGCTCTACCATCTCCTTCACATGGATGATACGCTCCTCAATGTCTTTCTTTAGAACCTCATAGACAGGAGCCTGCTTGTCCTCTAGGTCATACTTTAGGTAGGTCAGGTGACCATTGGCTTTATCCATAGCCAGCCAGCCTACCTGTGTCTCACCTTCAGACCTAGCGTATCCCTTGATCTGATCTATGTATCCAAAGGGATCATCAAATGCAAGAGAAGCATCCTTGAACTTCTTGAATCCGTAGCTACTGGCAGACTTAACGTCAGTCACTACGCCGTCAATCTTGCAGTCCATGCTACCTGAGATACCTTGGACAGTAGCTTGTGCCTGCTCATGTGTCACTGTGTGACCAGCCAAGCGTACAAACAAGAGCAGCATCTCCTCAATGAGATGTCCATACATAAACTTCACAAGGGTGTGAGGCTGCATCTTTTCCTTTGGGCCTACATTATTGTAGTGATTCCACAGGAACCTATCAGTCTTGCCGATGTTAGACATACGCAGCTTACGTGCATCAAAGCTACCACGCTGGGTAAACTCCTTACGCATAAGATCCTTACATGCTTCACCAAAGTCATCAATGATCTGCTCTGCATCCACTGACTTGTCAGGTGACTTGAACTTCACAAGATCGTAGATGTCATCTATCAGTGTGTTAGTTGTTTTCATTGAAGTACCCCTCCAGTATTTCAGTAGCGACAGGGTGCTGAATGTAGAACCACTCGCCCTTACGTTCATGTGACTGCGCTAGAAGCTCGTGTGCTGCCTTCTCAGCGGTGCGTCGATCATCAGTATCATATGTCTTAATCAACTCATAGTCTCTGTAGGGAGAGCTAGTCTGATACTGCTTGAGCCTATCCTCTGCGTCCACAGCCATCCCTACCTTGCACCAGCCGGGGAAAGCTGGGTTGACTATAATGTAGACCTGTCCTTCTTTGGCAGTCTCATAGTTCTTCAAGGAACTAAAGGCTGCATCCCCAAAAGACTTGTATCGTCCCGGCTTGTGTAACGGGTGTGTTACTGGCACGTACTTACCGTTAACAAACATATTCTTAAGGGCATTCCTTCTGGCTCTTTTCTTAGCCGCTTCAGGAGAGTCCTTATAATAGTAAGGCTTATTTGTTTTAGGGTTAATGCTAGTGAGTGTCTGCCCAGCTTGTTCCAACTTGATATTCTCCTGTGAGTTTGCAGTTGAGTCCCAGTTCAATTCCTGCTGCTTCCAAGCAGGAGACTGCGAGTCTTCCGTACTTGTCTGCTTGGGATTGTCTGACTTCTGCTTGCACTTCATCATGAATGTTTCCAACAAAGTAATAATCTAAGTTCCATAGTATAGCATACTCCTGTAATAAACACAAGGCTTTTTTCATAACGATTGCACCGGCACTCTGAAGTAATGTATTCAGTGCTGCGTGTTCTGATCGTATGTGTAGTTTCCTCCCGTCTAACCCATTGATACAACCTTGGGTCGCCTCTTGTGCAACTCGTCTTTTAAGATCTGCATATGCTGGGAGATTAGACATAAATCGTTCTCTAAGCAGCTTACCAGCACTTGCGCCTCCTCCTGCCACCGTACCAAGTTTCGCATCTCCTGCTCCGTACAACAGTGCGTAGATGAAAGTCTTTGCCTGATCTCTTGATTCAAGTCCTGCAAGCTGCTGGTTAGCAGTGTGTATGTCTCCTCCAATGACTTCATTAGTGTACTCCTCATCGTCCATGTAGTGAGCCAGCATACGTAGCTCAAGTCCACTAGCGTCAAACCCTACAAGTTTGTATCCATCCCTTGCAATCCAACACTGTCGGCATTCTTTGCCATACGGTGAGTAGCCTGCCGGAACTTGGGCTAGGTTAGGTTTAGAGTGTGTCATCCTACCAGTGACAGCACCATTAGTGTTTACATATCCATGCACTCTGTCTGTGTCTGGGTTAGCTTCATCTACCCATGACTGCACTTGAGCAACACGCTTCTGTAACATCAGATACTCAGCGATCATAGCCGCTTGAGGTATGTCCTTCACTGTAGACAGGACTGACTCATCTACCATTGGCTGACCTGTAGGTGTCAGCTTCTTAGGTTTCCATCCAAAGTCTACTAGGTACTCGCCTATCTGCTGACGAGACCCAAGGTTAAATGGCTTGAGCATCTTACGCATGAAGGGAGACCTGTCACCAGTGTCCATCACACGATGGTACTCATCGTCAGTGAGTCCTACCTTAGATAGACTGCCGTCCTTCTTGGTCTTAGGCACCACCTGTCTAACGTCCACCCACTTAGGTTTGAATACCTCATGCACTTCATCTTCCACAGCCAGCTTACGTTCCTTCAGGGTAGCCAGTAAGTCAGCGGAGTGTCTCATGTCCAAGAGCCAGCCGTTAGCTATCTGCTCCTGCACAATCCACTGCACCTCATGCTCAAGGTCAATAGACTCTTGGCTAAACTTACGTAGCTCTAGCTTGAGCTTGTGATATGCCTGAGCTGTCACACGGACATCTTGGATACAATACTCAACCATCTCATTAGATAGGCATGACCAATCATCATGGTCTCCCTTGCCACCAAAGTTAGCTAGCTTGTGTCCACCCTCACGCTGTGGGTTAGCAAGCCTTGATAGTACCAAGGTATCCACCACCCTACGCTTGTCCACTGTGATACCCCAGAGATTCTCTAGCACCGGCAAGTCAAAGCCTATGAGGTTGTGACCTACCACTGGGAAGTCGCCCTGTAGCGCCTGTGAGAGACTGTCCTTGTCATAGTGAGCCTGAGCTTCACCGTCCTGCATAGTCACTGCTACCCAGATGGTGTCAGGATCAAGACCATTGGTCTCTATGTCTAGGAATAGATCAGAGTGCATTAGCCTTATCCTCCTGTGGCTTGGGCACCTCACGCATCCTGCCTGTGATCTTGTCGTACTTCAGGTAGCAACATGCACCAGTAAGTCCAGCATAACGATTCTTAAGGATACGCACTGTGGTTGTATTGCGTCTCTCCTCGTTCTCATTCTGCTGGTCACGCTCAAGACCAACCACCATGTCGGACAACTGAGCAATAGCTTGTGATCCACGTAGTTCACTTAAACTTATCTGCCCACCGTCCTCATGTGCCTTGCCTTGGGTACGCTTGAGGTGTGACACAAGGAAGAGACCTACGCCTAGCTCCTGCACCAGTGACCTTAGCTTAGTCATGATAGCGTCGATAGCTTTGCGCTCATCTGCGTTGTCCTGTGCTGACACAACGATGGATAGGTGGTCTAGGATAATCCACTTGCAATCTAACGCTTTTGCCATGTAGCGCACGCGAGCCAACAGATTATCTTCGCTTGTGCTACCCCAGTGATCAAACAGATAGTACCGACCAGTGCCCATAGTCTGCTCCCAGAATGGTAGCGCAACTTCAGGGTCAAGATCTTCCTCCAAGTGCAAGGGACAGTCTGCTGCTACTGACATCACGCCTAGTGCAGTGCGAGCTACGTCTTCCTCTAAAGCTAGGATACCAATGTTGTCCTCCGTAGCGTTTAGTAGGTAATACTCTAGCTCTCTGACTATCTGTGACTTACCCATGCCAGAGCCACTTGTGATTGTCACCAGTTCATATGGCCTAAATCCTTTGGTGTATGTGTTCATACCTTGCCAAGGATATGGAACTGAACTGACCTTGATCTTGTTGGTCAAGGCATCCCATGTGTCATTGCCTGAGACAATACCATCTGGCTGGTAGACCTTTGCATCCCACCATGAAGACACAAACTCCTTCACCCGTCTGGCCTGTAGCATCTCATTGGCATCCTTGAGTGGGAGCCTAACGATCTTTAGCTTGTTGGGACTGAACAGATCCTTGACATCTGCTACAGCCTGCTTACCGGCCTTGTCGTTATCGAAGCACAGCACGATGTTATCGTACCCTTCGAGCCACTCTAGCTGCTCCTTGATTTCCTTGGATGCTGATGAGGCACCTGATCTCAAGGACACTACATCGTATCGCCTGTCGAACATCTCTGCTACTGACAGACAGTCTACTTCTCCTTCTGTGATTGTTAGGAACTTACCGCTACCTCTGCATGTCTGCTGTCCAAAGAGTCCAACACCTTCAGTGCTGCCAGTGGCAAAGAAGTCTTTGTTCTGCACCAGCCTGACCTTGGTACCTTTCACCTCGTCAGTATCACAGGCATAGTAAGGGTAGATATGCTTCGCTATCTTACCTGATGAGTCGTACTCCACTGTCACACCGTACTTAGCACAGGTGGCTTTGGTGATACTTCTCTCAGGGATGTCGGCTACTACTCCTGTCAAGTCTAGCTTCCTCCTTAGTTCAGTTGGTTTAGTAGAGGTGACATTGCTGCCACCCGTACTAAAGTCATGGCAGGAGAAGCAATAGCTACCTCCATCTTCGTACACTGCCTTAGCGTCAGAGGAGCCACACGCATTGCATGGCTCATGACGTACAAACTTAGAGTGCTGGATCGACACTAGCAGAATCTGCTTGGAGGATACGAATACCATTCATGTACACAGGTACCCCATGTACAGGGTGCATCTTACCAAACTCAAATGAGACACGGAAATTGCCGCTAGGTACTTCATCAGCCAAAGCTAAGTCCACCGCTGACTGACCGTACTCCTGCACCGCTGCTGCAATAGCTGCTTCCTCATCCAAGTTATCTTCAGCCTGCTGCTCAACGATGAAGTCAGACACAGCACGTATGTCTACACCATCATTCGTAATGAGCTTCACAGGGAAGTTACTATTGAACTTACGCTGCATGATCTGCTCAGGTGGTTCCCCAAAGGGTTTGAGACGTACACCCATGTTCTCAAAAGTCTGGGCATCGGTATCACTCAATGTCATGAGAACACTGAAGCGTCCTGTGTCCTTACCTTGGAACTCCTCAGTTTGCTTAACGTGTACGAAGTTTGCTTTACCTTCAATTACCGGCATGTATTTCTCCTATAGTTACCGATTGATGATAGTGCTAGACAGCTATAAA